ATAAAATCATAATGCGACTACTCTTACTATTATTACTTGCGGCCAATGCTCAAGCTGAAACCAAATACAATCCTTCAACACATCGATATGATACAGTTCCGGCTAACACAAAAGTTCAAGCTAGATATAATCCTTATACTACAAAATATGAAATGACTACTAAAGATAGTACTATAGTATACAATCCATACTCACATACCTATAACTATGTCTCAACTACAGCCAAAAAGCCTTAGTTATAGTTTAGACTATCCAGCCGAGCTTTGGGTTACCTATGCTAATCCAGCCGAAGAAACAATAGCAGAACTAAGACAGCACAGTTCCGAGCTTGATGATATGTTAGCCAGTAGTATTAACTACACTTGGACTACTACCTGGCAGACTAATCAAAACTTAGTTAGATTAGTTATATACATCGAGTTTACTGAAGAACGACTTAGTTGGATGCTACTCAAATATCCACAAAACAAACGAATAGTCCATATAGATTAATTCTCAGTAGATTAAGTTTGAATTAAATACTTAATAAAGGAAGAGATCAATGGACATTCAACAATTACCGCTGGATAAGATAAAACCTTACTCACGCAATCCTCGTAACAATAGTCGTGCTATCAAAGTAGTAGCAGAATCAATTAAAGAATATGGCTTCCAACAGCCTATAGTTGTGGATAAAGATTATGTTATTATTGTAGGACATACAAGATATGCCGCTGCCCAACAACTTAAACTTGATGAAGTGCCAGTTCTCATCGCTGATAATCTTAACAAAGAACAAGTACAAGCATATAGATTAGCTGATAATAAAACAAATGAATATGCACAGTGGGATGATGTACTGTTAGCAGAAGAACTTCGTGAACTAATGGCAGAGTTAGACAATAACATTAGTGAAGTTAGTCGACAAAGTGCATTTACAGAACTTGAAATTGATAGACTACTTAATGGTAAAAACTATCTTGAAGACCTAGCTGAAAATAAACATAGTCGCGACGGCACTGTTAATAAGAGAATTGGTCTAGTAGTAATGAAAAACAGCTATGTCAATCGCGGTGTTGCTACCTATGTTAATGGATGGTTAGAATGGGGCTTGCGCAATAATGTTCAAGTCGATGTTATTAGTAATGCTCCACTTGAAGATGTTTCAAACAATCAATTCAGTAGATATGAAGGTGTTAGCAATTGGTTAGCACCTGACCATATGGATACAAGTAGACCTGACTATCTTGTTAGCCTACATCAACCAATCATTCATCTTAAGGATTGCTTAGATTTACGAACAAGTATATTAGAAGCATTGACCAAATACAGTTTCGATGCCTTAATCATTAATAACCTTGATACACTATATTCAGTTGTAAGTCTTGGATTAGATCAATACCATCCAAATATCTATTACCCAACACATGCAGTTGAGGATGTAGGCGGTGGTAAGGGCACCTGGATTAATGATGTTACACACAAACTATTAGAATACAGCCCAATTAAATTACTCTGTCAGTCTGAACATATTCGACAAGTAGCCAAAGACTTCCTTGGTACACCTGATGATAGATTAGTAGTTGTTACACCAATGCTGGGTCAACCTGAACTATTAACAATTGAACATACAGAAGAACCCAAAGGTATATTATACATAGGCCCATATGAAGATAGAAAGAATCCTGAAATCTTTATTAATGCATGTAAGCAATCCGGCAAGCCAGCACTACTAATTACTCCAAGTCAACACTCAGCTGATAAGTTTAAGAAGAGATTCCTACAAGAAGGTATTGAACATGAAATATATGTAGGATTAAGTGGTAAGAACAAAGTAGATGCAATGCAGAATGCCGCATTAGCTATTATACCAAGTCGAGAAGAAACATACTGCTACACAGCTATCGAAGCGGCTCATGTATGTAGAACAATATTACCTAATGATTATGCTTGGACTGCAGCACATAAAGACTGGTGTATATTAACTGAAGAAAAAAATATCGTAAATATAGTTAATGAGCATTATGGTCGACCCATACTTCCTGAACATCGACAAGCAATGGAAGAAAACTTTCAACTAAGTGAAGAACAAGGATGGTTAGTTATTAGTCAAACCCCAAGCAAAGAAACAGTAAATAATGCTTTGACTAAGTATATAGACAAGTTAGGTTCATCAACATTACGCAATTTCTTTAATTCAAGACCTAAGAAAGTATTTGATGAGATGTGTTATCCAATTAAGATTATGAATCATGAGGATTATGAAATTACACAAACACTAACTGATACAGTTATTACACGATTAGGGTTTACACAACATTTCACACAAGATGAGATGTCTGATAACTTAGCTAATGTGTTTAATATAGGAACAACAGATGAGTGAAGAAAATAATGATAATGTAAGGAAGAGTACATTAGGACAGAAGTTTACTAAAATGGGTACAAAAGAAGTTGAAGGACAGGTTATTGGGCGCAATAAAGTAATTGTACCTAAAGATGAAGTATTCAAATTAGCACAAATCGGCTGTAAAAATCAGGAGATTGCTGATTGGTTTGGTGTTGATGAAAACACATTAACCTATAACTTTAGCGAAGAACTCTTAAAAGGCAGAGAGAGCTTAAAGCAATCATTACGCCGTGCTCAATTGAAGTTAGCACTTGGTGGAAATGCTACTATGTTAATTTGGTTAGGTAAGAATATACTTGGACAAAGTGACAATCCAATTAACAGTGAAAGTCAGCAACCTTTACCATGGAATGAGATACCTGAGACTACTGATGATACTGAGTAAGTGTCAACAAACAGTAGCTAATGATCGGCATAGATTCAAAGTTGTAATTGCCGGGCGTCGGTTTGGCAAATCATATCTTGCTATTAGAGAACTATGCTATAATGCTCGTATGCCTGATAAGACAGTATGGTATCTAACATCCAGTTATCGTGCGGCTAAGATGATTGTATGGAAACCACTTAAGAAGCAATTACTTGAACTTAAATGGGTTGAGAAGATTAATGAAAGTACTCTTGAGATTACACTAAAGAATGGTAGCATTATATCACTTAAAGGATCTGACAATCCTGATAGTCTGCGTGGTGCCAGTCTTAGTTATTGTGTAATAGATGAAGTAGCCGAAGTTGATCCTGAATTGTTTTATGAAGTAATTCGTCCTGCATTATCGGATCAACAAGGTGGTGCATTGTTCATTGGTACTCCAAAAGGTAAGAGTAATTGGAGTTATGACTTATTCACTAATCAACTTGACTATGCTGAACAATGGGCAAGTTGGCAGTTTACTACATTAGAAGGTGGCTTTGTTAGTGCCAGTGAAATAGAAGCCGCTCGTAGGGATATGAGTGATAGACAGTTCAGACAAGAGTTTGAAGCAACATTCGAAACATTTGAAGGTAGAATTGCTTGGAGTTTTGAACGCGATAAGAATGTAATGATAATCAAAGACCCTGATACTCAAGTATTACATATAGGTGTCGACTTCAATGTAAGCCCTATTACAGCCGCAATCTTTGTTAGACATAATGATGACATGCTACAGATAGATGAAGTAATGATGCACAGTAGTAATACACAAGAGTTAGCAGATGAAATAAAGAATAGATATCCACGCAGTAGAATATTTGCTTACCCAGATCCAAGTGGTCGTGCGAGAAAGACTGCCGCTGGTGGAGCAACTGACTTTACTATATTACAGAACGCTGGCTTCACAGTCAAAGCACCATATAGACATAATGCAGTAAAAGACCGTATCAATAGTTTCAATGCGAGATTGTGCAGTAGTGATTCAGTTAGACATCTATTCATTGATCCAAAGTGTAAGCACACTATCGAATGTTTAGACAAGTATCAATTTAAGACAGATACACAGATTCCAGATAAGGATCACGGTTGGGATCACATGTTCGACGCGGCAAGTTATTGTGTTGACTTCTTGTTTCCACTTACTAAAGACATACCAGAGGACTTTGATAGTCCGCAGACTTGGGGCCACGCCCTTGCGTAATGCTAAATATACATTGCACCATATAGGATAACATATGAATACTTTAATCGAATTATATAAACAGGTTACATCATCAAACTATGTTTACAATCAGAACTATGCTCGTTGGTTGTTTATGTTGGAAAGCTATATGGGTGGTGAAGAATATAGACGCGGACAACATCTAAATCAATATGCTTTAGAAACACCTCAACAATATGCACATAGACTTAATACTACACCACTTGATAATCATTGTCGTAGTGTGGTAAATGTCTACAATAGTTTTATGTTCCGCGAATGTCCTGACAGAGACTTTGGTGGACTTACAACTGACCCAACACTTCCTGACTTCTTAGAAGATGCAGACTTAGAAGGTCGTGACTTAGACTCAGTAATGAAAGAAGTTAGTACATGGACAAGTGTATTTGGACATTGCTGGATACTAATGAGCAAACCAAATATCAATGCACTAACAAGAGCAGATGAGATTGCTGCTGGAGTTAGACCTTATGTTAGTCTTGTTACTCCACTTACAGTATATGATTGGACATATGAACGCAGTGCCGTCGGTCGTTATGAACTTACATACTTCAAATATGTAGATGATGTTAATGAACAAATCACCACAGTTATCGAATGGTACAAAGATAAGATTATTACTACAATAACTAATCGCAAACACAAAGAAGTAGTTAGTCAATCGACTGATGTAAATGAATTGGGTGTTATCCCAGTTGTCATTGCATACAATCAACGCAGTCCTATTCGTGGTATTGGTATGTCGGATTTACAAGACATCGCTGATCAACAAAAAGCAATCTACAATGAACTAAGTGAAATTGAACAGGGTATTAGATTAGATGGACATCCAAGTTTAGTAGCTACCGAAACAACTAAAGTAGGCTCAGGTGCTGGTAGTATATTATATGTGCCAGAGACAATGGACCCTGGACTTAAACCATACTTACTTGATCATGGTAACACAGCCACAGAAGGTATCTGGACATCAATTGGACATAGAGTAGATGCTATCGATAAGATGGCTAACACTGGTGCTGTTCGTGCTACTGAAAGTCGTACACTATCTGGTGTTGCTATGCAAACTGAATTCCAATTGCTTAACGCAAAATTAGCTGAGAAGTCAGACAACTTAGAATTAGCAGAAGAACAAATGTGGCAGTTGTATGCAATGTATCAAGGTGCTGTATGGGATGGTGAGATTGATTATCCTGGTAGCTTTGCTATACATGACACACAAAATGAATTCGCAAGTTTACAAACAGCTCGACAAGCCGCAACTGGTATTGATGCTATGAGTTTAATTGACCTACGATTAAGACAATTACTTGAAGATCCACGCTTATCAAATGAAATTGAAGAGCCAGAAGAATTAGCCAAATACGCAGTTGAGTTAGCAGTATTAGCAAACCCAATAGTTGTGGCAAGTGACATTGTTCCACCACAACCAGAAGAACTATAGGACGACAATAGAATATATTCAGCAAATGAATACACCTAGAGGAAAATAAAATGATTATTGAAACAACTACAACAGACGGCACACCGGGATGGAAATGGGATAAGTCAGACTTCATTCACACTGGTGAGAATGCTGAACGCAATGCTCAAATACAACGACACTATAATGTTATTGATGTTGAAGCAATGTATGCGGCACAGAAGGTAAGAGCCGAAAAAACAAATAGCTAAATAATGTATTAACTAACCACTCTTAAGGAGGCACCGCGATATGAGCGATAACCAAATCATAGCAGGCAATACTACAGGTACTGACACTACAGCCACAGATACAACAAGTCAGGTAACAGCAAGAACTTATACTCAAGAAGAATTCGACAGTCATATGGCAGGGTTAAAATCCAGTCTGACTAAGAAATTACTTAAACCTTATGAAGATTTAGGTGATCCAACTGAGTTGCGTACACTTAAAGAACAAGCTGCTCATAAAGCTCAAGACGAGCAAATGAAGCGCGGTGAATTTGAGAAAGTACTACAAGATCTTGCACAAAAGAAAGACTCTGAAATATCTAAGAGAGATACAGTAATTGAACAGTTTAAAGTTGAACAACCACTATTGCAGGCCGCAAGCGAGTTCAGAGCAGTTAATGCCGAACAAGTAAAACGACTATTGCGTGGTAGTGTTAGACTTAATTCAGACGGTGATGTAGAAGTAATTGATGATAAAGGCACAGTGCGATATAATGATGCAGGTCAACTTATTCAAGTAAAAGACCTTGTAAAAGAATTCTTAGACACTAATCCACATTTCTTATCTGCAACTCCAGCTACTGTCAATTCAAATCATTCAATTAATGCCAATTCTGGTAGTGTTGATGTATCGAAACTTGATATGAAGAATCCAGAACATAGAAAACTTTATGCCCAAACTAAGGGCATTGCCTAACTTTAAAAGGAAAATAAAATGGCTAATAACACAACAAATAATTCAGAATTATTCCAAAATCTTTTGGTTCAATCTCAATATGCTCTATATGAGACATCAATTGCTCGCGCAGTATCAACAGTATTCGACTATCCAGTTGGTGCTGGTAAATCAGTATCAGTTCCATTATGGGCTGGTATTACTTCAACTAAACCTGGTGATGGCGTTGCTCCTGCAGCTGCTGACACTAACACAACAAGCAAATCAATCGACTTAGTTGAACATGTTGTTTACGCTCAAATCACTGATTTCTTGCGTGATTCAGCTCAAGAATCAGTTATTGCTGGTCTTGCTAATCAATCTGGTTCAGCACTTGCTGAAGGTATCGACAAAGAATTAGTAGCATTGTTCAATGATGCTCTTGTAACACAAGAAATCGGTGCTGCTGGTGCTGATAATACAGTTGCTCACATTATGAAAGCTGCGGCAAAAATTCGTGCTAACAAATACACAGGTCAACTATTCGGCTTGTTAAACCCAATCCAAGCATACGGCTTGAAAGCAGCATTAACTGCAACTAACTCATACCAAGCAGCTACAACTGTTGGTAACCGTGTTTTAGAGGCTGGTTATGTTGGTACTGTAAGTGGTGTTCAATTATTTGAATCAGCTTTAGTTAATATTGATGGTGCTGGTGATGCTTCTGGTTGCGTATTTGCTCCAGGCGCATTCGGTGTTGCACAACGCGGTGGTGTTAACATGGAAGAACAAAGAGTAGCTACAAAACGAGCAACTGACTTAGTATTATCTGTTGTTGCTGGTGCAGCTGTATTGCGTCCTGAATTAGCAGTTCGTATTTACGGTAACTCAGTACTTTAATTGTTAAGGAAAACATAGAATGGCTTTTATTCGATCAGGCACGACAATAATTAGTTTCGCAGAATATCAAGATGTTTACGATACTGACCCAACTCTGTTTGATGAGAATGAAGGTCTAACTGATGATGTAATAGAGAATGCTCTAATTAGATCAACGGAAAGAATTCTAAGTCAACTTAAAAATACAGTTTGGTATAGAACACTTGCCTTACAAAATGGGGCAAGTGTCCTAACTATTCCAGCTTTAAATGCATCAAAGATTATAAGTCGAGACAATGACTTCACTGACCTTTGTGTGTATTATAGCTTGTATCAATACATACTTCCAAAAGTAGCAGACTTCGGACAAGCAGGTGGAGCAGATACTAATGAAAAAGCTAAGATTGGTTTTTACCATGAAAAGTTTACTACATTATTAGATGAACTCTTGTTTAATTCAGATTGGTATGACTACGATAATGGCGGTACAATTGGTGAAAAAGAATACAAACCAATGCCAACAAACTATGTGAGAATAAGATAATGCGTAGTGAATTACTTGCTTATCTAAAAACACAGAACTTTGGGACTGTAAAAGTTGCCAGTGAATTTCCGTTTAGTACTAAAGCGGGCACTGAACCACTCTATGTAAAAAATACTAAAAGTATCTATGTAGACCAAGACCAAACAACTCAAGAGCCTTTGTTTAATACAATGGATGGCGGTAGCATAGTAGCTCAAACTACTAAAGTTATAGCTTACCTAACATTAGATGCAAAGACTCCATTAGTAAATTATGATAGTATTGTATCGAAATTAACAGCAGCACGAAATTTATTAGCCATTGATGGTAATTTAGATCGTACTGTAGCAGTAGCTAAAAGCTATGATGGCGATATAATGCTAACCGAATTTACTTTTGAATTTAAAGAAATACTAACACAATAAAAGGAAAAAAACTATGTCATATTTACAATCAGCAGCAGGTTCTAGTAACCCAACGCTAACATTGACAGTTGCCGGTAAAACAGGACCTCTAGCAGTTCCTTACTTACAAGATGTAACTATTAACAATGCTAACGATGTGTTTACTTGGAGTCAACTTAACGAATCAGCTAAGTTACAAGTAGCAACAACATCAACAAACAGTATCTCAACTAACATCGTTGTAGATCCATTAACATTCTTTGGTAATGCTAATGTGTCTACAGCAGGTGCGGCAAGTAAATTAGGTATCATCGGTCTATCAAAAGAAAAAACATTAGTTGGCTTCACAATCAACATGGGTAATGTTGCAACTGGTGGTGGTGGTCGTACTGTATCTGGTAACGGTTATGTTACTGGTATTGCTCCAACAGTAAGTGCGGATAGCCCAGTTTGGGTTACTCCATTAACATTAACTGTTGACGGTGAGTACGATATCTCAGTAGCAGCGTAATAAGTAACTAACTGCTCTAAACAACGACAGGAGCTCAGGCTCCTGTTTTTGTATGTATAAATAACATTGTAAGGAGACTAACAGATGTCAGATATATTCGACGAAAAAACAGATCAAGAGCTATTAGAGAGCTTGCTTGCTGAGGTAGCCAAAGCATCAAATGAGATGCGATGCGCTCAGCGAGATATCAACAAGGCCACAGGCCGAATTCAATTTGCCGTAATGGCACTTAACAATATGATTAATAGACCAGGAGATTAACAGATGAAATTAACACAAATCGCAGCAAAACCAAAACTAATAAAAGTAGAAATTAATGACGAACAAACTATCAGTGAGTTCGGAGAAGCTCTTGAATTTTGGATTTGGGATCGTCAAAGCATGGATACTTTTGTTAAGATGGCTACAATTGATTATAAAGACTTTGGAGCATTGACACAGATTGTTCGTGATCTAGTCTTAGATGAAGAAGGTAAACCAGTAGTATCTGATGAATTAGTACTTCCTAGTCACATTTTAATGAAGGCAATTAATGTGGTGGTAGAGACTTTGGGAAAGTCAGTAACAACCGCTATGACAGCACCGACAGAAATCTCCAGCTCATAGTAGCAATCGATTTTGTTGCTAACCGTTATGGGGTGTTACCTAGTCAATTGTTGCGTGATGGTAATAGTGTAGATATGTTAGTTGCTGATACAGCACAAGGTTATAGAAATTTTCTTCAAGAAAAACAAAATGGTAAAGGTGTTAATCACCAAAATCATGGATTAAGCGAAACAGAAATGCTTAGAATGATTGAACAGGCAAAGAAAGGAGTATAATTGTGTCTAAAGTAAATTTTAGAGGACTTACTACTAAACTTAAAAGAGTTAGTGATGTTAAAGATACTGTAATGCCTCAGGCATATCAATACTTTAAAGCCATCACACCTAAGCGTTCTGGTAATGCAAAAAATCGTACTCGATTAAATAATAGCAAGGACATCGAAGCGGCTTACAATTATGCTAGCTACTTAGACGAAGGTTCTAGTCGACAAGCACCAAGAGGTATGACTGAACCCACAGTAGCAAAACTTAAAAAGTTTGTTGCAGACTACATTAAGAAAATAGGAGCCTAACATGGCTGATATATCAGTAAGTCTTGAATTAGATGACAGTAAGTATAAGTCTGGACTAAGTGCCGCCGAACGAAGTGCTAAACAGTTTAGCAGTTCAGTCAACACAGGGCTACTTGGTAATAATCAAGCATTCAATACAATGGCTCAAGGCCTTGACAGTATTAACAGTAAATTCCAAACATTAAGTCGTGTATTAGTTGGAGCAGGTATTGTTGGCTTTGCTAACAGCCTACTTAAATCTGCTGATAACCTAGTTGACATGGCTAGAGCACTTGATGTCAGCACAGCACGCATGATGGAAATGGGCACTGCCGCTACTATGGCTGGTGGTAATTTAGAAACCATGACCACAATGCTAGGCAAGATGGAACAGAACATTGGTGACGCATTAAATGGTAATGCCGCACTACAAAAAAGCCTAACAGCAGTAGGTGTTAGCATTGGCGACATCAACAGCAAATCACCGGATCAACTATTCAATCAGATAGCAGTGGCTATTAGTAAAGTAGAAGATCCAATGAAGCGTTCAGCATTGGCCACAGACCTATTTGGTAAGTCAGCTAAGATCATCAACTTCAAAGACTATGTACAGGGCATTGTCAGTGTATATGGTAGCATGGATCAATATGCTCGGAGCCAAGAAGATGCTGCAAGAATCAATCAACAATTAGAAATACAAGTTGGGCTACTAAAAAACGCATTTACTAGTATGCTTGCTCCAGTCCTAAGTCTAGTTGCTCCTACTGATGACATGGGTGGTGCGATGACTCGTGCCAAAGTAGCTGCTGGAGTATTAGGTGTAGCCCTAGCAGGATTTGTAGGCACGCAGGTAGTACAAGGTATTGCCGCAGTTGGTGCTGGTGTAAGATCGTTAGCTACATTTATGGGCATCAGTACTACAGCTACTAAAGTTGGTACAATAGTCACAGCCGAAAATACTATTACTACTATAGCCAATGCTAACGCACAGGCATTCTTAGCTGGTGCCGCTGGTCGTGTTGGTGCCGCATACACAGCAGTGGCTATCGCACAGGCAAACTTAAATGCCCTACAAGCAGGTGGTATTGCCACAGCCGCTGAATTAACAGCCGCAGAAACAGCTCTAACAGCCGCACAGGCAAGATTGGCCGCCGCAACTACTGCCGCCGCCGAAACACAAGCAGTATTGACAGGTGTTCAAACAGCAGGAGTTGGTTCCGCAAGTACAGCCGCAGCCGCTAACACAGCATTAGGTGCTAGTTTTCTACGCCTGTCAGGTATTATAGCCGGCGTCGCAGGTGTATTGGCACTGTTCTACTCAAGTGATTTAAACGCTGGCGAAGATGAAGAAATTGCTAAGATCAACGCACTTGGTAAAGCACTTGGCATGATGTCTAAAGAAGAACAAGACAGATACAAAAAACTAAGTGCCTACGAACAAAATAGAATTAAAGATACTATCATTCAAAATAGTCTGTCAAAAGAACAGGCTGACATTATGTCTAAGGTTACTGGACAAGGTCAGACACCTACAGGTAACAGTTCTTTTGCTGAAAGTCCAGAGGCTAAAGCCGCCCGTGAGCGTATGCTAGCGGCTACTAAAAATGAAGCCAATGCTATCTATGATACACTTAGAGCACAAAGATCTAGCAATGATGAGCGTGAACGCAGTCTCAGATTCCAAATTGAAAGTCTAAGCATTAGTGAAAAAGATCGTCTACTAAGTCAAATGTCAGAGCGTGATAAAATTGTTCAGTCAGCGGCATATGAAGCTGAAAAACAATATCTTACTGAAACTAGTAACCTACAGGCTAAAATCTACAAAATACGCACTACAGGTACTACAGAAGAAAAAGCACAGATCGAATCATTGTATACACTACAAAAAAATCTACGCACAGAGTATGAAGCACATCTTCCTATTCTTAAAGAGTTAGCTAACCAATATGCTACATTACAAGAAGCTCGACAATTAAATCTATTCACTATTAGTGAAGAAATTAAACGACAAAATCAACTTATTCAGCTACAAGATGACATGGCTAAGTTGACTATGACTGAGATTGAAAAGAAATATTATGATATTGAAGCAGCCGCTCGTGCTAGTGCCAAGGCCGCAATTGAAGCAGAAGAAGCACGACGAGGCGCTAGACTAGCACCTGAAGAAGCAAAGGCCTATTATGATGCCGCATTAAAAGGCACAGAAGAACTTATACAAAAACAAAAAGAATTATACGATCAAAGTCGTGAGTTTTCAACAGGTTGGGAACGAGCATTTAAAGAATATCAAGAAAATGCAACTAATGCTGCTAAACAAGCAGAAACAATATTTGCTAAAGCTACACAAGGTATGGAAGATGCTATTGTAAACTTTGCCAAAACTGGTAAATTTGAATGGAAATCATTTGTATCTAGCATTGTAGAAGAAATGTTACGCCAACAAGTTCGTCAATTAATTGCTAACACATTTGGTGGATTATTTGGAGGCGCAAGCGGTGGTAGTAGCGGGGGCGGAGGCGGTGGCTTATTAGGTCTAGGTGGGGTATTAGGCTTTTTAGCTGGTGGTGGACCAGCAATGGCAAATCAACCTTACATTGTAGGCGAAAGAGGTCCTGAGTTATTTGTTCCTAATTTAACAGGTACAGTAGTTCCTAATAATAAACTATCAAGTCAAGGTGTCGGTAGTACAAATGTCATCTACAATATTAATGCTGTAGATGCTATGAGTTTCAAACAAATGGTTGCTAGAGATCCAAGTTTTATTTACGCAGTAAGTCAACAGGGTGCTAAAAGCATTCCTAGTACAAGAAGGTAATTAATTATGACAACAAACGCATTCCAAATAGTAATTGACCGCGCTGAAACTATTACAATTAATAGAAAAGCAGTGGTAAGTCAAACAATATCAAGAGACCAAACTGTTCGCGCAACTAGTCGAGGCGGCCAAGTATGGCGGTTTGATGTTAGCATGCCTGATGGTATTCCATGGACAACTATGCGTCCTTACATCGAAGCAATTGATGCCGCAGATCGTTATACTTCGGCCAATGTAAGTTTTAACACTACAGGTACTACTAGTTGGTTTATGAAGTATCAAGGTGATAGTGTAAACTATACTGGCTTTGTAGGAACAGTAACACAAGGTAGCAACGCATTAACACTAACTACCAGCCCAACAACTAGTTCAGGATATAAATTTCGTGCTGGTGACCTAATTCAATTAGGCACAGGTGGCAAAGTATATTCGGTAGTTAGCGATGTTGCTTACAATTCAAACGCAGTTACACTTAATCGTCCTGTGTTAGACACTTCGGGTAGTAAGAATTTATTAGTAGGCCCTAATTGTGTGTTCAAAGTAATTTGTACCGGATTACCTAACTGGACTATTATGGCACGCAATCAAGTGTCATGGGATGGTAGCTTTACATTTAGCGAAGACTTAACATAATGGCATTAGATCTTTCATCATATACCTCAATTCAAACTAATCTATTTGTTAGATTAGATATCCCTGGCTATCAGGTATTAAAGTTTAGTGACTTTAACATTCCCTACACTATTAATAGCGAAAGCTATACTAGTCTAGGTAGCCTGCTATCTATTACTGATACTAGTAGCGAATTGCGTGCTACTTCACAAGAAGTGGCTGTTACTATTTCGGGCATTCCAGATGCTAATGTCATCGATATCTTAGACAATCCAGTTAAAGGTAGTAGCATTAAAATCTATCGTGTATTCTTTAATCCACAGACTGGACAGGCACTAAGTATTAGTGGCAATCCTGCGCAGAAGTTTCAAGGTATTGTCAGCAACTATGATATCAGCGATGATTTAGATATGGGATCACAAACAGGTAGTGTTACACTGACCTTGGCTTGTACCAGCGTAGTTGAATTGTTAAACAATAAGGTAGCCGGTCGTAGAACAAATCCAGTGGATATGAAACAATATTATCCAACTGATGTTAGTTTCGATAATGTACTGGCATTAACAAATAGTAATTTTAACTTTGGAGCTGCATAATGGGATGGTTTGATGGAATAACGAGCATATTCAAAGGTGGCGGCATTGTAGGTGGTCTAGTTAAAACTGTGGCCATGGGTTATGTAGTCAACAAACTTAGTGCAAGTTCTACAAAAGGTAATAATAGCGGAAGTAGTATAAGTTCTACAGACATGAATGCTCCTGGCATTGATAATGGCGTTAGACTACAGGTTAATCCAGCTCCAGATGAAAAGATTCCGGTACTGTATGGTAGTGCTTTCTTTGGTGGTGTAATCTCCGAAGCTGTAATGTCAAATAATAATCAACGCATGACCTATGTGTTAACCTTAGCCGAAAAGACAGGCAATTTATACAGTTCAAGTTCCGCTACTAGTTATACCTTTGATTCAATCTTATGGGATGACCAATTAGTTTACTTTAAGGCTGATGGTGTTACGGTTGATTACACTGTTGATCGTGCTGGCAGTCGAGATGAAAGTTTAAGAGACTTAGTTAAAATTTACTGCTATGCTGGCAATAGTAGTTCAACTAGTCAAAAATTCCCAACTGGATATAGTGGTACCGCAGTCAATGCATATAGCTTAATACCTGGATGGACAAGTGGCTATGCTATGAGCAATTTAATATTTGCTGTGATTGAAGTAAACTATTCAGCAGCATATAATGTTAAAGGCATTGGCGATGTAACATTCCAAGTATCGAGTTCAATGTACAAACCTGGTGATGTACTATATGATTACATGACTAATTCGGTATTTGGTGCTAATATCGCCGTTGCTGAGATTGACACAGCAACTATCACAGCATTAAACAGTTATTCTGCTAATAGTGTTACCTACACAGATGAAACTGGTAGTCATACATTGACTAATAGATATCAGATTAATGGTTTAGTTAATACCGATAATGAAGTAATGCGCAATGTTGAAGAAATTGCTAACTCAGCAGGTAGTTGGTTAAGCTACAGCGTCTTAACTGGCAAATGGGGTGTAATTATTAACCGTAGTGGTAGTAGTTCTATTGTCTTTGATGATAGTAACATCTTAGGTGGTATTAGTATCTCAGGTACTGGTTTAAAAGATCTGTACAACTCAGTTAAAACAGAATTCACTAACCGTGATATCCGTGACACTACAGATTATGTACAGGTTGTACTTCCTAACAATCTACGCAATGCTAATGAACAAGATAACACTTTAAACATTGCCTACAATTTAATTAATGAACCAGTACAGGCACAATTACTTGGCTTTATTGAACTTAAACAAAGTCGTATTGATAAGGTAATTACATTCCAAAGTGACTATACTACTATAGGCTTAACTGCCGGTGAATTAATTAAAGTAACTAATAGCAAATTAGGCTTTAATGAAAAACTATTTCGTGTAATTAGTGTAGCAGAAGTATCTGGCGACGAAGGACTACAAAGTGAAATTACAGCCTTAGAATATGACAGTACTGTCTATGATGAGGATTTATCACGCTATACTCGTGTATTAAGTAATGGATTAATTACAGTAGGAAATATTGGTATTCCTAGTACACCAACAATTACCAAATATGAAGCTGCCGCGAGACCTCGCATTGAAATTAGTACTACAGCACCAACAGGTGTTATCGAAGGGCTTGAATATTGGTTATCAAATGATGTTGGTGTAGGTGACGCACAGCGTAGTTATAGATTAATAGCAACTAAAGTTCCTACTAATGGCAATGCTAATGTACGAGGTACATTTATATCAGGGACCACAGTAAGTTTAGATTATGATACTATTGGTACAAGCAATCTTGTAGTTAAGACTCGTGCTTATAATAGTACAACGGTTGGCCCATTTAGTAGCAATAGTGCTATTACTAGTTTTACAGCACAACAAACAACAGATCTAATTGGTCCTAATACCCAAGCAGTAAATGAACTTGGTGGATTAATGACTGCCTTATCGGTAGTTTCATTGTTGAATAATTTAGATGGATTATTTGGTAATAATGCGGCTTCAGCAGGAGGCCTATTTGAAAAAATATTTGATGTCTTTAAAGATGAAACTGGATATGACATCGTAGGCGAAACAGCCGGCGGTAATTTAACAGTATCTAGTCAATTGGGTATTAAAGATGAAGGTACGCTTTTAACTAATGCGGCATCAACAATAAATTTTGTTGGTACTGGGGCAACTACTACTGTTTCAAATATTTCAGAAATAACTGTAACATTAAATGATTCGTTTGGAACTATTTCTTCTAATAGTGGTATATCATCTACAACAGTAGCAGAAGCAGCTACTGCTTCATCTGCTAAATTAGCATTTGAATCTGCTCCTGTACAATTAGGCTGGAAAACATCTTTTGCGCCATGCTTTTTTGGATCGAGTGATACCTTAGGATTAGTAGATACTAGATATGGCATTTATACAGCTTGGCAACTTAGTCAAGGTACTGTACTTGCTTCAACTCCTGGATATGTTCCGCCGGCTGTGGTATCTTCAGGACAATATAATTTTTTAATTGATTTAATAGGTACAGCATTAGATGCTAATATGCCTTCATTAAAAGTTTTTAGTCAAGGACAACCTCTTTCTACTTCTCCTAATCCTAATTGGAGTAATTCATTTGTAATAGAGGATTCGCCTAATTTAAATGATTATCCTGGAAAAATTTGGTGTTATTACGCAATTTGTACCTACGATGGTTCAAAAACATTACTTGAACAAGATTGGGGGAATTGGAATTATTTATATGAGAGTAGTGGAAATGGATTATCATTTTCTGCTGCTAGTACACCTAATACTACTGTAGCTAGCACTTATGGTTCTGGTTCCTTGGGTTTACCTGGCATGAGAGATCATTGGTATTCGACGACTAATCCAATTCAAGGACGATATCAGATAGCAACTTTTGGTTCACCGGGGCCGGTGAGTGCGGCCCCTATATGTCCACTAACTCAACAATTTGGTAATAGTCCATATACAGCAGAAACTGATACAGGAATATCTTCTCCTCAGGCACCTGTTGGAAGAAATTTATGTAGGATTAAAAGTAAAACAAAGTTAATAACATTAGGAAATAATCAAATTATTACTTTTGGTATTAGTAATCAGAAATTTCAAAGTGGAACAGCATTTTCAGGTAATACTATTGTCGCACAAATGACACAACCAACTATTAATAATGGTTATAATGCCGACTTAAACTATTCATTTCCAGGATATACACCCATAACAGGAAACACAGCTCAAATTCCTTATAAGGTACCGTTTACCGGCACAGATTATGTTTATCCGACATCATCTACGACAGCAAATATAACAACTGCGGTTTGGTCACAAATCGGAATATTATGTCCATACATAGTAATTAAAAAACTTAATTAGGAAATAATTAAATGATTATATATAAAAAATATATCGAAATAAAAATTAAAAAAAATGAATGTGATTGTTTTGATTATTCAATTGATAAATTAAAATTGTTTCTAACTGATAGTTCATTATTTGAAAAAAATATTTTTAGTAACAAATTAAAATTACAAAAATTTAATCTTGATGATTTTGGTATTATATTAATTCCAAATAATACAGATATTAATCTATTAGATTATATTGATATCTTAAAAAAAATGTTTGATTGCGCTGAATTTAAAGAATTATCATTTGATGAATATATATTTTATTTTAATGAACATAGACAAAATTTAGTAATGGAACTTTATTTTGAAGATCAATAATATTCAAAATTTAATCTAACTAAATAATAGCTATAACATGCAATTTGTACTGCCTCATGCAGTACAAGTTTAACCCTTAGGAGCATAACATGGCTGGTATTCTTTCGTTTAACCAATATCTTGGTGGCCCTGATCAAATTCAAATTGAACAGGTATTTCCAAAAAATCAAAAAACTCTAATCTATAACTTCAATCAGAATATTACTGGTTGGACTTTTGAATTAGACCAACAAACTCTCGTCGTTGATACAATGACTTTTAATAGAAATACAGGGCAACCTAATTTCTCAACCAGCTCAGTTATTGGCTTCTTTCCAAAAGCAGAACTTACAGGTAGTGCCGTTGTAACTAATGCCGCACTTGGACTTGTTAATGTTACATTTCCACAAAATATGTATGCTGGTCCTATCATTCCTGATGCACGATTAAATGTGCCAATCACCATTGTTGCTCTTACATGGACTGATGCACAAACTCCGGCACAAATCAATACACATCGTTGGGCATTAGTACAATGCTGGGAACCAGATGTAGTTCCAGGTGACCCAACAGCAAGTGTTAGTCCACTTTACACAGCTATAGGAGTTTAATCATGGCATATACAATAGAAATTACCGAAGTAGGTAGTAATGTAAGTATTACAAATAGTAATCCAGTAATCGAAGTAAGTTACAATAGCATATCAGTCGAAGGTCCAGCAGGCCCACAAGGACCAGCAGGTACAAGTGTAGTACTAAAAGGTTCAGTTGCCGCAGTTATTAATTTACCAGCATCTGGTAATACTTTAGGTGACTTATATGTAGTTACTGCTGATGGCAATGGTTATGTATGGGATGGCTCAGCATGGGATAATGCTGGTCCAATTCGTGGACCACAAGGGGCTACTGGTGCAACAGGAGCAACTGGCTCACAAGGCATACAGGGCAATATTGGCTTAACAGGGGCTACTGGCCCACAAGGAATACAAGGCGAGCAAGGAATACAGGGTAATGTAGGTGCTACCGGCGCACAAGGTGTTATTGGACTTACCGGCGCAACCGGAGCAACTGGAGCTACTGGTAGTAAGGGAGATAAAGGCGATACTGGTGATCAAGGCATACAAGGCATTCAGGGTAATGTTGGTGCTACTGGCTCACAAGGCATTCAAGGCGTTAAAGGTGATACTGGTAATATTGGCGCAACTGGAGCAACTGGTCCACAAGGAATACAGGGTAATGTAGGGGCTACTGGTAGTCAAGGCATTCAAGGAATTCAAGGCGACACTGGCGCTACTGGTGCACAGGGCATTCAAGGCATTAAAGGCGATACTGGTAGTCAAGGCATACAGGGAAATATTGGCTTAACAGGTGCCACTGGTCCACAAGGGATACAGGGCGAACAAGGCATTCAAGGAAATGTCGGAGCTAAAGGCGACAAAGGCGACATTGGTAACACTGGTGCTCAAGGTGCTTCATTACATATTCTTGGAAGTAAAGTAGATGTTATCTCATTACCAACTACTGGTAATGTAGGTGAAGCATGGGTTGTTGACAGTGACGGTGACTTATATGTTTGGAATACAATTACAAGTGTATGGGATGATATTGGACAAATTGTAGGTCCACAAGGGGCTACTGGTAGTACAGGCGCAACTGGAGCAACTGGTGCTACTGGTGCACAGGGCATTCAAGGCGAACAAGGAATACAGGGTAATGTAGGTGCTACTGGTGCTACTGGTAGTAAAGGCGACAAGGGCGACACTGGCGATCAAGGAATACAGGGTATTCAAGGCATTCAAGGCATTAAAGGCGATACTGGTGATCAAGGCATTCAAGGAAATGTTGGTGCTACTGGCCCACAAGGGATACAGGGCAATATAGGTGCTACTGGGGCTACTGGATCACAGGGAATTAAAGGTGACACTGGTGAGCAAGGCATACAAGGCATTCAAGGCATACAGGGCATTCAAGGAAATGTTGGTGCCAAGGGTGATACTGGTAATACTGGAGCAACTGGTAGTCAAGGCATTCAAGGAAATGTTGGTGCTACTGGTAGTCAAGGCATTCAGGGCATTCAAGGAGAGCAAGGCATTCAAGGGAATGTAGGTGCTACTGGTGCTACTGGACCACAAGGTATTATCGGTGCTACTGGCCCACAAGGGATACAAGGAAATATTGGTAATGTTGGACCTGTTGGCAGTTCAGGTGTAGCTTGGCGCTATGATTCATCTACTACTATGGCTGATCCGGGTAGTGCTGACTTCCGTATTAATAATGCAAACATTGCTATAGCAACCTCAATGACTATTAGTAATGTTAGTGTAAACTCATTTAATCAATCAAGCTGGTTAAACACTTGGAATGATAGTGGAGTAAGTCCATATGGTTCCTTATATCTATATTCATCATCAACTGGTGAGTTTGCTCCTGCTATATTAAATGTAACCGGAATCACTTATAATACAGGGTATGCTACATTAACTTTTCAATATCTAAGTGGAAGTATAACCAATATTAATACTTCAATACATTATTTAAATTTCCAGAGAGCAGGTGCTACTGGTGCAACTGGCGGTACTGGACCAACTGGCGGAGCATTAGTTTATAAGTTTGATACCTCAACAGATACTACTACAACAACTCCTGGTTCTAATTTAAGATTTAATAATACCTCAAGTTCAGCAGTTACTGAAATTGCTTGGCACCAAAATGATAATGGCGGTATTAATCAGGATGGTGTATTTCAAACTTGGGACGATAGTACCAGTGCAGTAAAAGGCTATATCTATGTTAATAGTTATGCTGGTGGTAGTCAAGGTGTTTATCGATTAAACACTTTAACAGATAATGGTCTATGGTATCGTGCCAATGTAACTTATATTTCTGGTTTAACTGTAGAACAATTAGTATACGGTGGCGATCAAACTCCGCTTACTATAGCATTTAATAGAGTAGGTGATAAGGGTGATACAGGTGCTACTGGTATTAGTATTAGTACAGCAGAAATAGATCAACTTACTGGTAATTTAATTATTACTTTAACAGATGCTTCAACAGTTGATGCCGGACTTGCTATTGGTGATACTGGTGCTACTGGCCCACAAGGGATACAGGGCAATATAGGTGCTACCGGAGCAACTGGTGCTACTGGCCCACAAGGGATACAGGGCAATGTAGGGGCTACTGGATCAACTGGCAATACTGGAGCAACTGGAGCAACCGGCCCACAAGGGATACAGGGCATACAGGGTAATGTTGGCCCACAAGGGATACAGGGCATACAGGGTAATGTTGGTCCGGCCGGCAGTGGATTAACTTCAGTAGTAGATGATACAACTCCTGAACTTGGTGGCAATTTAGATTTAAATGGCTATAACATTACAAGTGCTAACCCATTCTATGTTCAAATTGGAAGTGAAATTGGCAATCCTGCTAAAGGGGTAGTATATTCAGTAGATAAAGTAGATCATAGCAAAGCAATTAATATCTTCGGACTTACTGATACTAGTTCAATGGATAAAGAAGGTTTAAAAATTGGTGGTAGTTCAGGTGGACCAATGGGTATTAATGTTCAGAATGATACCTTAGGTGCAAACACAGGCTCAGCTATGAGTCATGTACAACTTATTACTACGGTTGTCGAAGGTCAATCTACAACTGTTGAATTTGCTAAAACAGGTCCAGGATGGGATGGCAGTAGTGGTATTGGTTCTTTTGTAACAGCGTGGAAATCAGGTGATGCTGGTTTCTTAAACTTTGGTTACGATATGCGTATTGGTGCTAGTGGCGCTCTAGGATCACCTCAGGGCAATATTATATTTGGTACACATGCCGAAGGTGCTGATACAGTAACATTTGACCTAAGTACCGGCACAAGTGATGTAATTTTACACTCAGGTAACCTACGATTAGCCGCTACGAAAGCAATTAATTTTAATGGTGATTTACTTACAGTTACTGGTGGTAATTTAACATTAAACGGAACAGCTATCGGTCTAACTGGCCCACAAGGGGCTACTGGTGCTACTGGTGCTACTGGCCCACAAGGGATACAGGGCAATGTAGGGGCTACTGGAGCAACTGGTGCTACTGGTGCTACTGGCCCACAAGGGATACAGGGCAATGTAGGGGCTACTGGTAGTAACGGATTATCCACTCTTATTAGTGATACTGCTCCACAACTTGGTGGTAACTTAGATCCAAATGGTCATAGTTATACAGCGGCTAATATATGGACTGGACATAGTTTTACATTATCCGGTGTTGATGGTGGGCTTGAGCTAAGTGCTTTAAGTGGTGGGCTTAAATTTACTGCACCTGTTGGTTTTAAAGATGTTGGTGTTAAAATAGTTACTAATGCAGCTAACGGTGCTAATACAAATCCAGGTGGTGGCGGAAGTGATGGTCCAAGTATGACTATTACAAATCTACACACTGCTGCAAGTGCCGAAGCAAGTATAGAAATGAGTGGTGGTGACGGATCATACGGCAAGTTTGGGTTCTTCAAAGGTATAAACTCACACTATACACATCCGTTCTCAGTTAATATGCATCCAGGTGATGGTGGTATGTATGTAAATGGTGGTGATTTCCATATTAGTCCGTTTAGTTTAGACTTTGGACAAATGAATCCATTCGTTGGTGGTAAAGTTAAATTTACTGGTTTACTTGAAACAAATCCAGCATTTGAATTTGATTTGAACTCAGGCGATTTAACTTTCGATAAAGGAAATATTCTATTAGCCGCTAACAAAGGTATCTATGCTGATAGTGGACTTGTTATTGGCAGTGATGATGTTATATTAGGACAAGGTAATGCTACAGTTATGTCCGAAGTTGCAATTACCACAGCAGGTGGACAAGGTTTATTCTTTGATACTAATCAAGGCGTTGACACTGGCTTCTTTATGATTAACTCAGGTGTTAATGGTGATATTGAGATTACTCCTAACGGAACTGGTCGCACAGTAATTGCCAATGCTACATTATCAGGATATGCCGAAACTGTTTATGATTTAGGCACAACTGGTGGTACTATTGCTCCAAATGCGGCCAATGGTAATGTACAAAAAATTACTCTTAACTCAGCACTAACACTTAATGCATTTACAAATCCAGTTGCTGGTCAAAGTATTACATTGATTATTACTGGTGGTACTGCGTATACAAGTATTACCTCAACAATGAAATGGGCTGGTGGAGTTAAAACACTTACTGCTACTGCTGGATGTATTGATATTGTTACTATGTTCTATGATGGTACAAATTATCTTGCAAGTATTTCAAAAGGATTCGCATAATGTTAGGGCTCGCTAAATTTAGTGGGCTCGCTCGTTATGCAGCCCCAAGTGCCGCTGTTGTAACTGGAGGAACAGTAACTACTTCTGGTTTATATACTATACATACTTTTACTTCAAGTAATAATATTGTAGTTTCAAATAATAGTGTTTTAATAGATTATTTACTAATTGCTGGAGGAGGGTCTGGTGGTAATAGCGCCGATTCAGGCGGTGGGGGTGCTGGTGGATACTTAACAGCATCGGGCATAAATTTATCACCAGGTACATATAGTATTGTTATTGGTGGAGGAGGTGCTACCGTTGCTGTATCAACAAATGGTAGTAATGGATCAAATACAACTTTTAATTCATTGATTGCTTATGGCGGGGGTGGTGGTGGTGGGACTAATACTATTGCTCCAGGTAATGGTGGATCAGGCGGTGGAGGTAAATTTGGTATAGGTGGCACTGGAACATCTGGGCAAGGTAATAATGGCGGCACAGGTAACGCTTCTTGGTCATCAGGCGGGGGTGGCGGAGCTGGTGCTGTGGGTGGGTCATGGAATGCTGGTATTGGTGGTGCTGGACTTTCGAGTTCAATTAGTGGTACTGCAATTACTCGCGCTGGTGGTGGCGGAGCTGGCACACGAGATTACGGCGGAAAGGCTGGTGGAGCTGGTGGCGGCGGAGCTGGTGGTGCATCTTCGACAGGCACATCAGGAACTGTTAATACCGGTGGTGGCGGTGGTGGCGGTTATAATAATACAGCAAGCGGTGGTTCAGGTGTTGTAATTATTAGATACTTAACTTAGGAGATTAATAGATGGCACATTTTGCAGAAATAGATGAAAACAACATCGTAACAAATGTTATTGTAGCAGAACAAGAGTTTATTAATACTCTATCTGGTACTTGGATACAAACATCATACAATACACTTGGTGGAGTACATAGATTAGGTGGAACTCCATTGCGTAAGAATTATGCCGGAATTGGTTATACCTACGATAGTGTAAGAGATGCTTTCGTAGCTCCAAAACCAGTAATTGAAAATGTCATAATTACATTTAATGAAGACACTTGCCAATGGGATATAACAGAATGACTGATAATGAATTAATAGCAACTCTTGAAATAGAAGGAACTGATTTATATATTCATACTCAGTTATGCCATGCAAGATATGAATT